ACACCATGCTTCTCGTACTGCTCGGTCCACCACTCGTTAGCGAGCATGATGTAGAGCCAGACACCGAGGATGCAGAGCATCGTCTCGGCCATGTCCCACTTGTTGCGACTCACAGGCCACCCCCCATGCTGCTGCGGTTGATGGGCCACAGGACGGGGGTCCACTCCAGGGTCTTGACCTCGAAGTGGTAGGTGAACCCATCGCTGCCCTTGAGGGCGATGGTCAGCCCCGTTTCGCCGGGCATGGCGGACTCCATAGCCGAGCGTGAGAAGAACGGGATGGTTTCCTTGAACCGCTCCGGCCAGTTGTCGGTTGCCGTCCAGTACAGCCCCTCGTCGAGCATCAGCATCTCGCCGACCACGGGGATGGGGAACTGTTGGCTGTTCGCGTAGTCCACGATGGCCTTGAGGCAAGGCTCATTCGTGTGGCGCAGCACCCACACCACGGCGAAGTCTCGCGGTCCCATGCACATCCTCCCGAGGATTTCGTGGAGGACACGCTTGAAGACAGCGTGTTTCTTGGTATCCATAAGGCATCTCCCTCGGCGGAAAGCGCCGCCGCTCGCTGCTGCCTATGGCAGCGGAAAACTCAGCCCCAAACCGTCCGCACGTCCCACGGCCACGGCCTCTGCTTCCGGCGTGTCCCTGCCGCAGGGATGCGGACATGGGGCGGGTAAACCCCGAAAATCTCAGCCGTTCGCGGGTCGTCGAGGCTGTACCGCCACACGGCGACAGACTCGGGGTCATAGGCCACGACCGGCTCGCAGGTCCGTCGGTCGTAGGTGTACTCGGCCAACAGCCGACCGTTCTGGTCGGTGATGGTCATGGCGGGCGAATCACCCCGGAACAGGGCGACAATCAGCCCGATGTCGTCCAGCGGCACGATTTCTAGGTACATGGGCGCGGTCCTCTCGATTGTTGGCCGTCATTCGCGGCAGACAGCCGTTCGCCGTTTCGCGGGAAAATAGGCGTAAAAAAAGGGGGGCATCCCTGCCCCCCTTCGGTCAGCACCGCCTTACGCGATGCGGCCCTTCGCGGTCAGCCCGCACTCGGCGTAGAACATGTCCTTCTTGAAGCGCGGGTTGTCCTTGGCGAAGACCTCCGCCATCGTCTTGATGACCTCGACCACCGCGTCCTTGAGGTACGGCTCGCACTTCGCGTGGCCCTTCATCGTGGCCACCAGCCGCACGAAGGCGTACTGGCACGGCTTGTACGACCGGCGGGAGAACGTGTTGCTGCGGTTCGCCCGCTCCTCGGCCCGCTCCTCCTTCGACTTGGCCACGGTGCGCCGCTCGACCTTCGTCTTGGCCTTCTTGGTCGCGGCCTTGTCCGTCTTGGCCTCGGTCTGCTGCTGCGCCAGCAGCGCGAGCAGGTCGGCGAGGTTCACGGTCGTCGTCTTGTTGGTACGCATGGCATATGCTCCTTTGGGGCAGCGCCCCATAACGGTTGTTGGCCGCTGCCTACCGGTTGCCATCGGAGGCAGCGAACGGCGGCAACGGAATGTCCCGCCGTGAGGTAGGTACCTAGCACTTTCCCGCCCGGAGTCAAATCGGCGCTGGCGCTGCCGGAATACTGGCCATCTCGGATTGCGAGGTGGTACGCTGCCCTTCCCACCCAATCCGAGGGCGCGACCATGCCGGACCCATCGCCGAACGTTCCCGCCGTTGCGAGCGGCAGCGTAGCAACGGAAAAGAAACTAGACCGCCGACGCATTCCGCGCATCGGCCTAGTGCCTCCCACGAAAGCCTCCGACGCAGGTGCAGCACTACGGCGCAGCGTATTCGTGCGGGAGTACCTAGCGAACGGCAACAACGCGACGCAGGCCGCTATCGCGGCAGGCTTCGCCGAACGCAACGCAGGAACAACCGGATGGAAACTTCTGAAACGCGCCGACGTTCAGGCGCTGCTACAGCAGGAAAGACAGAGGATAGAGTCGGAAGCCGCGATAACAGCGGACTTCGTATTGGGAAGGCTGAAGGCCGAGTCAATGACGGCGGAAAGCGACGCTGCGAGAGTCGCTGCACTTCACTTGCTGGCCAAGCACCTCGGATTGTTCGCCCCCGAGCAGCACAACCACCAGTTTGTTGGTACATTGTTCGCCCAACACGGCAGAGACGAGGGGGAAAGCGAGGATTGAGGCAGCGGTACGCACCAAACCTAGCCAAGGTTTGCGCCGGGGGAGCAGACCCCGCCCCGCCAGACCGAGAAGAAGGAACGCGCATAACGCGGGGGTGGGTGTGCGGGCGTGCGCCTAGTACCCGGGGCCTGAGAGAGGGCAGATTTACACACGCTAAACCCATTTTTCGACCCTTCCACCCCCCTTTTATGCACAAAAGTTGGGATTTTGCCCCAACTTATGCATGAAAATGAGCCGAAACACGGGGTAGTAGCCCTCGTTTATGCACGGAGAGGGCTATGTACTGACCCCTGGGGGTGCTTTTTGAGGGGAGTGCCTTGTTTTGGGTGGTCGGGACCCAGTACTGTGCGCGAAATTGCTCGGAGGTGTGGTGAAGAAGCCCGCAGTTGACCCTGCTCTGGCCGAGGCGATTGCTCGTTGCCGCGAAGATTTGCCGTACTACGCGCGTCATTTGCTGAAGGTGACGGACAAGAGCGGCAAGATGGTGCCGTTGGAGTTGAACGAGGCGCAGCGGAAGGTTCACGACCGCATTGAGGACCAGTTGAAGCGGACCGGGAGGGTTCGTGTGCTGGTGTTGAAGGCCCGCCAGATGGGAATTTCGACGTACACGCAGGCGCGGTACTTCTGGCGGGTGACTTCGAGGACGCATGCCAACGCGTTCGTGCTGTCTCACTTGGAGGAGTCGACCGCCGCCATCTTCGAGATGGCTGAGAGGTTCTACGACAACATCCCGCACCCTGCGTTTCGTCCGCCGACGGAACGCCGGACGTCCAAGACGCTGAAGTTCGCTGGGATTCACTCGAAGTACCGTGTAGGTACGGCGCGGTCTGGTCAGGTGGGTCGTTCGATGACCAACCAGTTCGTGCATGGGTCGGAAGTGGCCTACTACCCTGACCCAGAGCAGGTTGTAACCGGCCTAATTCAGTCGGTTGACGGTCCTGGGACCGAAATCATCCTTGAGTCGACGGCGAACGGCGCCGGCGGGTGGTTTTACGACCGGTGCATGGAGGCGCTGGAGGGGAGAGGGGAGTGGGAGTTGATTTTCCTGCCCTGGTTCGACCTGAAGACGTACCGGAGGGGTGTTTCTCCCGACTTCGTAGCGACGGAGGAGGAGCAGGCGCTGGCTCGGCTGTACGGACTGGACGACGAGCAGTTGTCTTGGCGCCGCGCGAAGATTACCGAGTTGGGCAGCGAGGAATTGTTCCGGCAGGAGTACCCATCGAACCCGACAGAGGCGTTCTTGACGTCAGGTCGAGCGTTCGTCGAGCAGAAGTACCTTGATGCCGCCGAACTGGAGTGCTGGACCCCGACGATGGTTGGGGAAATCCGCCCGGAGGGGTTCTTTGTACCGGCTCCTTCTGGTAGGTTGCGCATATGGGTTCCGCCCACCCCAGGCGAGACCTACTGCGTTGGGGTGGACGTAGCCGAGGGCCTTGAACACGGCGATTTCACCTGCGCGCAGGTGTTGAACAGCCGGGGTCTTCAGGTTGCGTCGTGGCATGGCCACGAAGACCCGTACATGATGGGCGACATCCTGCGCGCCCTGTGCAACTACTACCGAAAGGCGTGGTTGCTGGTGGAGAGGAACAACCACGGTCTCACAACGATTCGACGGTTGCAGGAGTTGGGCTACGCCAACATGTACGTCGAACAAACGGTCGACAACGCCTACGCTGACAAGTTGACCAAGAGAGCAGGTTGGCTGACGACGACGAAGACGAAGCCACTGGTCATCGACAACTTGGCGGCGCTGGTGAGACAAGGACAACTCGGTGTGTTCGACATCGAGACGGTCAGGGAACTGAGGACCTACATGGTGGACTCCAAGGGACGTACCAACGCCATGAACGGGCGGTTCGACGATAGGGTGATGGCGCTTGCCATCGCGCTGTTCGGACTGAACACGATGCCTCGCCACAGGCCGGAGAAATCGTCCTGGGCGGGGAAGGTCTACGAGCCAGGTGATGCCACCGTGGGGTACTGATGAACAACCCTGACACGCCCAAGACGCCGGAAATCCCGACCCTCCCGAAGGTGATTCCGCTGGCCAAGGTTGATGGTGGAGAGATTGTCGAGCGAGCCGCCGCTGGCGGCGCAGACGTCACATCCACTCCGATACTCGCCCTTGGGAACAAGTTGGCGATGCGCTTTCAGGAATGGAAGCAGGCGCGCCAGGACATCGAGGACGAGTGGCTGAAGGACCTGAGACAGTTCAACTCGCAGTACGAACAAGATGTGCTGAGCCGCATTCGGTCGAACGGCGCATCCAAGTCAGAGGTCTACATCGGCCTCACCCGCACGAAGGTCATGGCTGCGTACTCGCGCCTCATCGACCTTCTGTTCCAGCCAGGACAAACCCCCTACGACATCCAGCCGACTCCGATGCCCGAGATGCCCGGGCTGGCTGAGTTCATCACGGAGAAGGCTGTCAGGGAGATTCTGGAGAACGGCGGTCTTCAGGCCGCCAACGACCCGCTGCTCGTTGCCGAGCGGATGAACGAAATCAAGACTGCGTTCATCGACGAGGCGAAGCAGCGCGCCGAGCGGATGAAGCGCATCATCGACGACCAGATGGTCGAGGGCGACTTCGAGCGGCACGCCAAGGAAGCCATCCTGGAGATGTGCATGCTTGGCACAGGCGCTATCAAAATCGGCACGGTGCGGATGTGCCGCGATGCGCACTGGACCGTTGACCCGCAGGGCGTTTCCGCCTTGGTCTACATGGAGAAGGCGTACCCGGAGATGCAGAGCGTCACCGTGTTCGACCTCTACCCGGACCCCTACTGCACCACGATGGAGGACTGCGACGGCATCTTCCGCCGCCATGTCCTCACCAAGTCGCAGTTCCGCTCGTTGCGCGACGTCCCCGGCTTCAACCCCGAGGTCATCGACGAACTGTTGCTCGTCCCCGGAACGGGCATGTACACCGAGCAGCAGCAGGACCGCGACCGCCGTAGCATCGCTGGACGGGTCAACACGACCTCGTTCACTCCGCTCCGCTACGAGGTGTTGGAGTGGTGGGGTCCGGTGGACGGCCAGGACCTCCGCGACTGCGGCCTCAAAATCAAGGACGAAGACCTCACCCGGGAGTTCCAGGCGAACGTCTGGCTGTGCGGGTCTAAGGTGCTGAAGGCGCAGTTGAATCCGCTGCCGAAGTACACCATCCCCTACAAGTTGGTCCCGTACGAGCGGTCGCCGCACAGCATCTGGGGCACCGGCGTCCCGCGCATGATGCGCGACTCGCAGATGACGATGAACGCCGGCGTCCGCGTGTTCATCGACAACATGGCCATCTCGTCCGGGCCGCAGGTTGAGGTCAACACCGACCTCCTGGCGGCCGGCGAGGACCCGACGAAGATGTACCCCTGGCGGGTCTGGCTGCGCGAGGGTGGTGATGCCCAGCAGCCGATGGTGCGGTTCTACCAGCCGCAGAACAACACGGCAGTACTGGGGTCGGTCATCGAGTTGTTCCGCCGGTTCGCCGACGAGACGACCTCGCTGCCGTCGTACACCCACGGCCAGCAGACCAACAGCCTGAACGCGACCGCCACCGGCATGTCGATGCTGATGGGCGCGGCCAACGTCAACCTGAAGTCGGTGGTGAAGAACATCGACCAGTTCCTCATCGAGCCGTCCGTGACGGCCCTCTACGACTGGAACATGGAGTTCAACGACGACCCGACCATCAAGGGCGACCTCAAGGTCCATGCTCGTGGCTCGACGGCCCTCATCCAGAAGGAAGTCCAGAGCCAGCGCATCCTCCAGTTCCTCTCGCTCGTCTCGAACCCGATTCTGGCCCCGATGGTCGACATCCCTGTCATCCTGAAGGATGCCGCCAAGTCGATGGAACTGGATGCTGACCGAGTGGTCATCGCCCCCTCGATGAAGAAGATGATGGCTGCACAAGCCCAAGGAGTGATGAATGGCGCACCTAACCAAGGAGGAGGCGTTGGCGGTCCTGGAACTGTCGCGCCTGCCGGCGTGGAAAGTCTTGTCCCGGCTCAAGTCCAGCCGCCTGGAGAAGTGCCGAACGGCCTTGGAAACAACGGACAACTACAAGTTTGAGCAAGGCCGAGCCGCGGAGTTGCGGTTCGACCTTTCTCTTGAGGATACGGCGCAAGCCGTGTTGGACCCGAGGCGGGACGAACGTCACGGCGGATAGGAGAAACAAAACCGGACACCTGCTTGACAGCAGCCCGGGGAGGCAATCAAGATGAAGGCAGACGCCCTCAAAGCGTTGGAGAAGGAGATTCAGGACCTCGAAGAAGCGCAGCGCAAGTCGATGTCCCCGCCAGACCCTGGTAACGCACAGGCTCCGGCGGACCCAACAAGGACTCCGCTGAACGCTTCTCCGAACGCCGCCCCGAGCGACCCCTCGGATACCGGTGGTCCTGATGTCAAGGGCGGGTCGGACAAGGGCGGTGCGCCCGAGGCCGACAACGATGTCGAGACGCTGAACGCTCGCTGGGAAGGGAGGTACAAGAACCTCCAGTCCAAGATGACCAAGGCGAGTCAAGAAGCGGCGGAACTCCGCAAGGAACGCGGAGAACTCACGTCTCGCGTCAAAGCGTTGGAAGACGCTCTCAAGGAGAGACCGTCGGATACCCAGCAGACTGCGGCCACACTGGAACAGTTGGCCGAAGACTACCCGGACATCATGCGTCCGTTGCTGGCCCACCTCTCCTCACTAGAGAAGCGACTCGACGCTGTGTCCACTTCTTCGGAAGCCGACCGACGGGCTGCCGCTGAGAAGGTTCATACCGCACGCATCGCCGAGGTCCACCCGGACTTCCGCGAAGTTGCGTCCACGGATGACTTCGCCGGCTGGCTCGAAAGGCAGTCCCCTATGTGGCAAGGCGTTGCCCAGACCGGGACACCCGACGAAGTCATTGAACTGCTAACTCGGTACAAGCAGGACATGGGACTCGCACCAAGACAGGGGCCTAACGGTACTCCTGGCGCTGACAAGGCTCGCGCTGTTGCCGAGCCGCAGTTGCCAAGGGGACGAGAGGCGCCGAAGGGCGGAAAGCGCATCTGGACTCGTGCCGAAATCAACGCTCTCACCGTGGCGGAGTACGCCAAGTTGGAAGCGGAACTGGACCAAGCACTTGTCGAGGGGCGCATCCGCTAACTCCAACCCATTTCGTGAGGTAGCGCCCACATGACTGCACTTCCTAGTACCTTTGACGTCGGCGGCACTGGCTGGATTCCGACGTCGCTCGGTGCCTTCAACACTGAAATCTTCTCCAAGAAGATGCAGTTGAAGTTCTACGCCGGCTCCGTTCTTCCGAACATCACCAACACCGACTACCAGGGCGAGATTCAGGGTCCTGGTTCCAAGGTGACCATCCGCACGGTTCCGGCCGTGACGGTGTCCACCTACGCTGGCACCGTGTCCTACGCCGAACTGGCCGGTTCGAGCCTCGAACTGGTCATCGACAAGGCCAAGTCGTACGCCTTCAAGGTGGACGACGTGATGAAGTCGCTCGCCGACATTTCGTACTGGAACGAGGCGTCGAAGGATGCCGCCGAAGCCATGCGAATCGCCGTCGAGACCGACGTTCTGGCCAACATCCCCGGCGCTTCGACGCTGACGGATGTGACGGACGCGGCCTGCTCGTCTTCGACCATCCTGAACGACATCCTGCTGGCGGCTCGCCGGCTCGATGAGGCCAACATCCCGGACAGCGACCGCTTCATCGTTCTGCCCCCGTGGGCAATCGAACTGCTGAAGAAGTCGGAACTGCGTCAGGCTTACCTGACCGGTGACGGCCAGTCGCCCCTCCGTACGGGCATGGTGGGTCGCATCGACCGGTTCGACGTCTATCAGTCGAACATGCTCGCGGTGAACACTGGCGTCTACAACTGCCTCGCGGGGCACAAGAAGTTCGCCACCTTCGCCTCGA